GAGATGCTATCACCCACTCAGATGGTGATTATGACTAGCGCAAAGCAGAATCGTAAGAAAGTATTAGATGGTGTTGCTTAGGTAGAGGGCGCGTTCATCATTGCGCCTTGATACCAAACCTTTGAGAACCTTGCCGCCAGCCTTTGTCCAATCGAGAAAGGCCTCAGCGGCACCCTCAAAGTCTCCGCGATTGTGTTTCATTCTTAGCGTTGAGCGTTGGAGGTTACCCAATCCAACATTAAAGGCAAAGCTGACGAGTGCGCCAAACCTCCCAGGAGTAAGGCCATCAGGACATAGTCTGCGTACCCCGCTCTCAAACCTTGCCAAGTCTTCAGCAAGAAGTTTATCCACCTCTTCCATTGAGAGGGTTCTGTTCCAGCCGTCTGGGATTGGTAGGTTCTTACGCTCTTCAAGTTTCACCTTTATGTGATTGGGATCTATTACTCTTCCGACACCAACTGTCCACAGTAATGCTGGACACCGATAGGGAGTTGTTCGTACACCCTCGTGGTGCCGAATCATCTCAATAACTTTATGGTCAATCATATTTGTGTAGAATCTGGCACAGAGATACACGCACCGGCAGAATTGGGAAACTTAGTTATAGAAAAACTCAAGTAGGAGATGCAGTCTTGCTCGGTATAGTGAACCCTATCTCCTCGCCAAAAAGCACACTCGCCTTGGCAGAAGAAGATAATAGCAAGAAAGACTTTCATTTTTTGGAGAAGGCCTGAGTTCCGAACCAAAACGCTACGACTGAACTCCAAATGATTTGAGTCTCGTTATCCCACAGCACGTCTAATGCAATGCTGAAGTCAACTCCTGTCTTCCAAGCATATACGAAACCAAAGATTTCTACGAAAGCAAAGAGGACAAACATTCCATAGGTAATCGCTGGGCGAACCATAGCACGAGCGTTGATGACCCATGTGGATGCGCCTTGACCGATAGCTATGTCGTGGGCATAGAGCGACTCACGCTCTTTCTCTGCTGACTGTATTGCAATCTGCTCTGTGCGGATCTCTTCCACTCTGGCTTGAGCAATGTAGCCACGCTCTAGCATCTGTAGCTCACGCTCAGTCTGCATACGAGCGAGATCCATCTCATGTGCTTTGTCTGATTTATCTTGGAAAAAATCTAGCAGCTTTGGTAAGCCACCGGCTAGGAATGAAACGAGAGTTGTTAACAAAGTAAACATTATTTATATCCCCATACTAAAAAATAAGCAATCCAACCAGCTACTGCAAAGCACCAGAACTGCGCCCACCTAGCCCTCGATAGATCAGAGTCAAATGCTTTCTGAAACTCTTTCTCCTGTTTCTCCAGCTTGACCCTAAGAGCCTCAACCTCTGCCCATCTCTTGCCGTACTTCTTTAGGAAGTCAGCTCTTAACTTGGCCTCTTCCCTACGCACAGCCTCTTCATGTTCCCAGGCAATCAGTACACGCTTGAGAAATAACTCCTTGCGTACCTCATTCTCTCGCAGCTCCCTACGTCTATCTAGGTTGCGCTGCTGGGCTACATCAGATGCCTCTTTCTGGGTATCCGCAATGCTCTTGGACAGCTCTTTGCTGACATCACGACTAGCATTTAGAGAACTGCTGAGACCCTTTGCGCCCTCTAGGAATCCAAATTGATCCGACACATCAGGAGCCGATCTTAATGTGACCCATCCCAGCTAGGAATGTAACGAGGCCAACTGCTCCAACTCCAACAATCCAAAAGAACTTGGTGACCACAGACTTACCGATATTGGTATAGACCTTTTCAATGACTCGCTCTGTCACCTTCTCAACGATATCTTCAATCTCTTGTTCGGTAAGTTGAGCCATCATTATGCTTTCTTTCGTACTGTTTTGCGTACTACTTTCTTGGCAACCTTACGAGCTGGCTTAACAGTAACTGGTTTCTCAATAGGAAACTCAAGGGTAGCTCTGGGGATAAAGCCAAAGCGGTCTAGGATCCATGTAAAGATGAAGTTCATGGCAAGCTCGCAATGTACGCACTAGCATCCGTCATCACATTCCCATCGGCATCTTGCAGTTCTGCACCAGCTAAGACTTCTTTTTTGAAAGTTTGGTAGTCTGTGTTGGCTGGGTCAAATGGGATGCAAGCACTATCTAATAAACGAATGATTGCTTTATCTGCAACTTGATTTGATTGAACATCAATATATTGTTTATACATTTATAACTCCGCAGATAACAGTAAGCGATTTATTTGTGGAAGATTTCCATAAACTCTGTGCGTAGTTAAACTCGAAAAGTTTGCCAAATCTGGCATAACACCTCTTGCGGACACCCTTGTTCCACCGCCAGAAATTGTTGCACTTCCACTAGATTGAGTAAAGTTTGCAGTAACAAAATCAGTTGTTTCTAAAGCTCCGCTTACACTTATTGTAGGAGAACTTCTCATCTCAATAGGGAAGTTAATAGAACCACTCATTGTTGTTGAGCTAAAACCAACGGCATAAAACCCATCTATTCTTTGATAATACCTCTGACACAAAGCCAATTCAGTTCCATAAGGTCTGTAATCAAAGCTAGTAGCTGTAGAGCCTACCTCTAGCTGAACTCCTGTAAGATATAGCGTTGCTCCGTTTGTGCCGACTATTGATTGTGAGCCGTTTACACCGATTGCACCGCTTGCTGCCCATGCACCAGCAGTCCCAGTAGTTGCTGAACCTGAACCAAGATTAAATACCAATCTTATTCCGATTCCATTTGTTGTTAGCCAAGTTCCAGTTGTATCGCCAGCAATCGTTACAGTTTTTTGTTCCCAAGTATTTGCAGAAGAAATTGTGTAGCTAAAAGGATAACTTCTATCTGCAGCAGAATTTCGTAAAGAGCCACTAAAAGAGCCTGTTAATGAACTACGAACCCAAAAAGACAAAGTTACAGTTTTAGCATTGGCAGTTCCCCATCCTAAATCCAAAATATTTAATCCTTCTATGGGTTGCCCTATAATAAATACTTCCGAAGAAGTCGGTGAATATGCAGATAAAGAAGTAACTCCTAAATAGTTAATAAAGCCAACAGGTGCAGTTACTGAGCCAGCATTTTGTTGCATACTAAATTTAGATGCTTGGTCTGCGTATCCAAAAAACCTATCAACAACATAAGTAGTTGCTGCTGCTGGAATAGTAACACTAGCACCAGCGTTTCTTTGATCCAAAACCATTGCCCCGTTTATGATGCGGTTGAGGAATGGTCTTGTAGCACTTGTTTGTGCCGAGCCATCGGAGAAAGTTATAGATGGCGAACTGCCGTTAATGATTGTAGTCATACTTGTTCCTTAATATATTTCCAAACATAGCCACCAAACTCCTGTTGTTTGTTGCAAGACTTTCTAATAGACCAACGACTGCAATTTAAAAATCTTGAAGCATCAGCAATAGAATTAAATTTTAGTTCCATTCCATCTTTTGTAGCCAAAACTGGTTGCGGTTTCTTACCACCACCTTCGGGTCTTTTGCGACCATATAACGGGCTGTCCTTACCTTTTGGTTTTGAAATACCTTTCATTGCACTTGTTTTACCCCATTGCGGGTTATTTTCACCAAGATAGCGTTCTCTGAGCCAAGGTCTTTTAATGCCTTTTTGTGGGTGTGGCTTACCCCACATATGATGCAATTCACCAGCACCAGCACCTTCACCGCCAACAGTCAAATTAGCCAGCTTGTAACCTAGTCGCTTTAACTGGTCAATACGTTCTTGCTCGCACAAATAGGCGAGTTCTTCGTCAATGTCTTTGGCTAAATAATTGATGGTATAGCCGTTTGCTTTTTCAACAACACGCTTCCAATAAATGTTGCGATTCTGCTTGGAGTTGGCACGATAGTCTTTACCCTTTCCAACATAGAAAGGAATGTTAGTATCTTTACGAATATGCTCGTAAACATAAAACATTATGCTAACTCCTCATCTGTTGGTCGTGGCAAGGTTGGGTGTTCCCACTTAGCAATGTAATCGCCTTTGCCGTCTGAATCGTTTTGTAGTGTGATTACACCGATTCCAAAGTCAAAATCCGCTAATTCAGGATAAATTTGTTTTATTTTTTCTACTAATTCCATTATGAACTCCGAATCATTGCGGCTTGAAAATAAACATTTGATGCACTACTTGCATCTAATGCTTGACCAGTAGTTAAATACCCATAAAGTTCAACATAATCTGTAGAACCATTTAAAAAAACAAGTGCGCTTGAATATATTGCGCTTACTAATGCACTATTTGTTAATGCAAGATTTTTAAATTTTGAACCATTTTTATAAATAGCCAATCTCATAGATGTTGCCGAAGAATCAACTAAAAGACCGCCACTTATTTGATAATAACCAGCAACTAAAGGCGTAAAACGATAATTTGTTGTTGAATCAAAAGCATTGGCAGTATCAAATTCTTCAGTTTGAAATTGAAGTTTAGTAAATGTTGTGCTTGATAGTGTTTGTGCAGAACTTTGATAAGCACTAAACGCTGGCATATTACCGCTAACCATTGCTGTGCCTGTTACCGATGGAACAGTAACTAAGTTACCAGTACCCGAT